TAACACGGTTTTTTAAAGACTGCAACCCTTGTGAGTCAGGGTTCATCGATACTGTCTGTGGACCCTCATCTATACCAGCCAATTTAGCAATACCACCACCCGCTAGACCAAATGGATACATAAATTGATTTTCTTGAGAAAATGCTACAGCTGGATTATCTACAGCTCTCAAATTTAATAATTTTTCTTGTCTACCCTCTTCAAATTTAGGAAACACTTTACCCATAAACACTGGTCCTTTAGATTCTAGTTTTTGTATCTCTGCAGCTTTTACTGCCTCGTCAAGATCCTGTTTTGTATCTTGGAATTTACCTGATGCCATATCCCCAAGAATGGTATTTTCCATACTTAATCCAACGGGTGGTTGACTTCTATAATTTATAAGAAGATTCTCTAAATTTTTTTGTTCATCTTTTAATTTTTGTTCTGCTCTGATAGCTGTATCTGTTTGTAACATCTCATCATCAGGTAACATAAACTGATCTCTAGGTTGTTTTCTAAAAGCTTTTACCTCATCCTCTAGGTTACCAACTTTTAAATCTTGTTTTAAAATAGTGTTTAATGTGTTGGTTTGTTTTAAAACATTTTTTATACCTTCAAGTTTATCCGCGGTCATACCCTCTAGTGTACCAAATCTTTTTATTAGTTCTTTGTCTGGATCTATTTTTGTTTTCTCTCCAAGCGCATAATTAAGTAAACTATCACCTATTGCTTCTTTAAAAGTTTTACCTGTTGTTAACATATCATAACCAACGATACCTGCCTCAGCTGCAGCGGTAAAGGCTATTGCAGCAGGGCCAAACAGACCACTTAATGTGAAAGCACTGCCAAGAGATCTACCTGCTCTTAAAATCTGTGTTGCAAGAACTGCATCTTTACCATCAGGTTTTACACCTGATTTAATTATAGTCTCTAATTTATTACGTCCTTTAAGTGCACACTCGGTTGGACCACCATTGCTTCGCAAAATTCTACCGCCAGCTGATTTACCACAACCAAGTTTTTCTAAATAAGATAACAATTGTTTTGTTTCAAATTTTTTTCCTTTAAAATCCACTCCTTCTTTTAATGCAGTTTCAACATTTCTTTCTATTTGTTTAAACTGACCTATTGGAGTTCTTGCACCAGATCCGTATAATTTATTATCAGGGCCTCTAACAAATATTTTATTATTCTCTAATAGTTGCACATCTGCAGGCAAAATTTTTCCTGCTCTTATGTTTGCCTCTGCATTTCTTATTTTTTTATTTATTACTTGTGTCGTTAATGAAAGATCGTTAGTTGCACTTCCAAAAGCCACACCAGAATTGTGATGACGCACTACAGCATTTTTTAATAATTCTGCTGAAGTCGCCTCTGTGCCAGATAAAAAATTAATTAATTGATTTAAATTTACTTTGCCAGTGAACCCTTTATCTTTTAATAATCCAGTGATAACTTCATTAGGTTGGTTTAAACTTCTTTTTGATATATCAACTAATTTTTGGTTTAATTTAAAATCTCCATGATTTACAAAATTAGTAGCGTTTTTCTTTTTGTATTTTTCTAAACCATAATAAAATTTTCCACCACCAGCCACAGTGTTATCTTTAAAACCTATTATTCTTTTTTTACCATTAATTACTTTATACACAGGTTGATATGTTAACTTGTTTGGTTTTACTCCTGCTTTACTTTCATTCTCAAAAACTCTATTCATTTGCGCAATCATCCAACCTTTAGTAGAACCAAAATCTGCTGCAACCTTCCATGGTTTTTTATCCTTAACAGCTCTAGCCATTCTAACTAAAAGATTCTCTCTGCCTGCTTGTTTAATTCCATATTTATGAGTTTTAAAATCCCACTCTTCGCCTGGTGGTAATTCAAATAAACTTTTTATTTTTTCTTGATCTTGTAATGATAATCTTTCTCCTCTAGTTTTATATTCAGTGCCTCGTGCGGTAAGGCCTTCACCCATTTCTGTAGTAAAACCTTTTTTAATAAATCTTATAACTTTTGTATAATCTTTATTTGTTACGTTTTGATCACCCGTTGGATATTTTTTAACTCCATATCTATACTTATCAAAATCAAACTTTGTATCAGGGAAAGCCTCTTTAATTTTTTTCTGTTCTGTTTTTGATAACGAATCTCTTTTATACTCTCCTTTACCTCTATCTCCTTCAGCAAAACCAATTCGTCCACCGTCCATTTTTCCTATTGGATTACGTTTATTAAAATCTTCAAACATTTCTCTATCTAATGCAGACTGTGGTCTTTTCATCTCACTTGCTGGAATTACCTCACCCTCGTCAAAGAGTTCCATAATCTCTATAATTTTAAGATCTTTCATTATTCTCCTAACATGTAGGCGACACCACCACCTGCTCGTTTAATTTTTCTTTCAGTAGTATCTTTTATAATCTCTTCTTTAATTTCATCTATACCCTCACCTTCATAAAAATCAGGTTCATTATATTCATCTTTATAAACTCTTTGTGTAACTTCTCTACCCTCTGTGTATTCGTCTGCTTCTTTATAAGCCGTGCCTGCCTCTGGATCAACATCGACATCACCTTTTCTATATTCCAAAACAATGTCTTCATTTACCATATCATCCTCTGGTTTTATTTTTTTAATTTGTATGCTTCCAGTGTTTAAATCCTCTGTTAATTGTAACTCTGACTTACCATCTTTGGATAACATTCTGTGTATTTCAACTCTGTCGTTATACGTAACCTTATCCGGCTTTCCAAATTTTTTAATAGTCTCTGCAAGCTCAAAGAAATATGCTGGTGGTGCATTAGCCACATCTTTTGCCGTTTCTTTTACGACCTGTTTAGTAGCTTCTTTTCCCCCTGTTCCAATCAAACCAGATTTGATTGCAGCGATCGTTCCAGCGAGACCACCCATGACTTTTAAAAATGCACGCTTGCTTGGACTACCAACTTTAAATCCTGCACGTCCACCTGATGCTAATCCTTCGATTAAATCATCACCACGTTTTAATGTGTTGATTACATCTGTGTAACTCATGCCGTAGTTGTCCATGACGTATGGAATCTGACCAGACTTGCCAGAGGATAATATCATTTGAATATCTTTATCACTTGCATTACCAAACTTTTTAAAATCAGATACTAATTTTTCTACGCTGTAGTCTCTCGGTGCCACACTTTTTATACCCATCTCCTCATCAAATTTTGCCTTCATCGCAAGTGGTATTGCCTCTTCTCCCTCAGCTGTTTTAAACGGAAATTTTTTCAGCATTGCAAACTCTCTTGCAATCTCAGGATCTCTTAATAATTGATTTTTAATACCTACAAAATCACCTTTCTCTGTGGCCGCTTTTACATTCTTGTCTATAGATTTTCGTAACATGTCCTTCTCGTCCTGTGTGCCACCCATGATAGTCTTATCAGGATTTAATTTATTTTTATCTAAATCAAATATCTCGGCACTTTCTTTTTTCTTTAACGTATCACCAAATTGTTTTTGAAATACCTGGTCCTCTATATTCTTAACAAACCCTAACGCTTGGTCTAAATCTCTCTGTGTTTTGATTAGATTAATATCCAACCCTAGATTTTTCATTCTGGTCTCTAAAGCTTTGTATGCAAAATCAACTGATGCTGCAGAACCTATAGCTCCTTTTTGTTTAAAGATTTGCTTTTGTAGATATTTTTTTACAATCGGGTTCATTAATAATAATTCCTTTTAGTTTTCTCGACTTTATTGTCGATATAATCTTCAGGGTGTCCGATCAGACCGCCCTGTCTGAATCGCATGATCGCCTGTGTCGTCGAATCGACTAGGTCGTCATGATCACCATAAGGAAACGCAGCGCACTCCTCGATAACGTCGTCTGCGAATTTCTGCTCAGGCGCATATATCATACCAGATTCAAACAGAGGTGCAACAGCATTTACACGTGCATGCTTATCATTTCCCTTTGATGGACTGAAATTTACCACGGGTATATCCATCTGCCTAAGCTCGTATGTCAGTGGCAATCCCGATGCTTTGGCCTCTATTATTACAGTTTCAGGTTTCCAATAATCGTATTGTTCTAACGCCAGACGACGTAGTTCTGGAAACTCGTATCTGCCTTTCACAGCATCTAATAATATCAGGCAGGCCGCACTATCCTCGGTAGGATAGAATATACCCCATGTGGTTATCGCACTGTAATCAGCTGTCTCCTTTTTCAAAAATGCTGTGTCGTAAGATTGTATGACGTGTTGTAATTGTGGTATATCCTCGTCGGTATACTTCATCCACCACTCACGTTTCAATATCGCTCCCTCTTCCGCCGTCGGGTTCTGCATCCACTGCGCGTTCCATTTGGCCGTGGGCAGTGT